TGGTTATGCAGGCCGTTACCGAGAATCAGGACGGGCACGTTGTGTGCTTCAGTCAGAACGCGGATACATCCGTGAAGGTTCAACAAGCGGCAGTCTGGGAAATGATGCCCAAGGAGTTCAGAAGGAAGACAAAAGGGATTGAAGGATATATTAATTTCAGTATGCAGAATGGCTTCACTGGCTCTAGTTTCATATTTCCTGATACTAGAACTAGGGTGGACTTCAAAACCTATACGCAGTTCAGTAACAATCAGACCATCCTTGAGGGCTTCGAGTTCGGGTTCAAGAACTCCGAGAGGCTGAACATAGGTGCCTGGCTGGATGAATACCTAGGGGATGCAGCGTTAGTTAATACACTTCGCTTCCGTCTAGCTACACGGGACTCCAAGATGATCCTAGGGTTTACACCCATTGATGGATACACACCCTTTGTATCCGAATACCTGAAGGGCGCAGAGACACTGGAGACTAAGAACGCAGAGCTTCTGGGTAAAGATGTTCCAGTTCAGCAATACAGCCCTGAGCGAGATGCTGGGATAGTATATCTGCATTCGGATGAGAACCCCTTCGGGGGATATGATCGTATAGCTAAGGACTTAAAGAACTCCAGCGAGGATCAGATAATGGTTCGTGCCTACGGATTACCTACGAAGTCAATGACTTCACTGCTCCCTAACTTTACTCCTGAGCTGAATGTAGTAACAGATGAGCCCAACAAGCACGGCATTAAGTTCCCGGACAAGGATTCCTTGACTTGGTATCAGATAGTTGACCCCGCATTTGCCCGTAACTACGTTGCTCTCTGGGCTGGAGTATCCGAGGAGGATGAGATATTTATACGAAAGGAGTGGCCCGACAGGGACACATACGGCGAATGGGCGTTGTTCGGTGACCCCAAGTGGAGATACGGACCCGCTTCCAAGAAGATTGGCTACGACGTAGAAGGATACGTGGAGTTATTCAAAGAAATAGAGGACGATCTCGGCATAGATGTAATGGAACGCATCGGGGACTCAAGGTTCTTCGCTAAGGAGAATGAAAACAATGTTGATCTCTTTACTAGATTCTATGACTACGGTATGAGCTTCCTGCCGTCCGATGGTCAGACTGAGCAGATTGGTTGCACAGCACTGGACGAGTGGTTCAATTACAACCCTAACTTCGACGTGGATGAAGCCAATAGACCAAGGTGCTACGTGCACCAGGACTGCGGGAACTTAATAGAAAGTATTATTAACTACAATTCACAAGGTAAATCCGATGAAGCCCTGAAGGACTTCTTTGATGCTCTTAGATATTTTAGAATGTCAAATGCTGGAATGGGTCCGGATTACTTTACAATAAACGAAATGCAAACAACAACTAGAGCACAAGGAGGTTACTAATGCCTAAAAAAAGATTAATACAGATTGCAAGCGAACAAGAGGTGGAGTTCGAGGAAGCTATGCGAATAGCTGAAGAAAAACTACCAGAGGGTTCATTAACAGGAACAGGTAAGAACACTTGGGTAACCGAAGAAGGCACAGCTATTCTTGAGGATTCCTTAATGATTGAGGAAATTATACCCAAGCATTACCTAGGTCAAGTCCTAGGAGAATGCCCGAATCCTAGATATAACTACGTATACAATAAAGATATTGGCAAGAAAGTTCCTATGCTTGTTCCCAGAAAGTGGCAGGGTAAGTTAATAGGTAAGGTAGTTACCTTTGAGGCAATATCGGACAACAAAGGAACGAGTTACCGCTATGTGCGAAAAGGAAAGTGATATTACCCTAAATCGCAATTGGTGCAGGGAACAGGTTGATAGGTTCGCAGCTTGGGAAATGCTTAGACGGTATGTATTGCACGAGACAAGGGTTCCAATGACAAATGCAGAGCTATGTGATACAATAGGCGTATCATCTACTTATACAATTCGGTTGTTAAAATCCGTGCACAAAAGATTAGAATCCCAAAATGATAACTGATAACGTTTCAGAATCCCTTACATATTTACAGGAGGAGCCAGATATTAAGACCCTCCGTCTAGCCTATGACCAAACGGTCGTTGAGCTAGAAGCATACTTTGACCTCTGCCGTACATCCTACGATGACCGCAGAAACTTTTGGCCCGGCAAGAGCCGTGACCACCGCAAGCACGGAGCCGACGCTTTCCCTTGGGAGGGTGCGTCCGATATGGAGTGCCATCTTATTGATGAGCGCATTACTAGGCTTGTATCATTATTTATGGCATCCCTTAACCGAGCCAACGTAAGAGCATTCCCTGTAGAGAGTGGAGATATAGCTCGAAGTCGCGTTGTTTCTGGATTTTTAAAGTGGATGGTGTCCTCTGGATACATACCTAGATTTCACCGCGAGATGGAACTAGGTGCCAATTATTTGCTTGAGCGAGGTATATTGATTACATATATTGGATGGCAGAAGGAAGATAGACGTATACTGCAACAACTGGATATTAATCAGATTGCACAAGTTAGCCCAGAAGTTTCTGTAGCAATACAGGACGGGAAAGATGACGAACAGCTAACAGCCTTGCTTCAAGCAACCTTTGAGGGGACAACAAAGAAACGAGCCAAGAAAGCATTACGTGAACTAAGAAAGACTGGAGTAGCTGAACTTCCTATTGTTCGTAGACAAGTCAACGCTCCTGATGTTAAAACACTTGCTCCTGATGGTGATTTCTTTTTTCCCCCATATGTTACTGACCCACAGCGAGCACCTTACTGCTTCTGGAAAACCTACTACACACCACAGGAACTAGAGAATAAAGTCGTTACTGATGGATGGGACGAGGACTTCGTTGATTACATCATCTCTAAATACAGAGGTGTAAACATTGACAGCATTGAGCGCGAACAAGAAGGTCGCAGAAGCCTCAGCCTAGCCGACAATGCGTATGAAGCTGACGAACTAGTAGAAATCTGCTACGCTTATCAACGCCTTATTGATCAAGAGGATGGGGCTGAAGGCATTTACTGCACAGTATTCCACAAGGAGTTCAATGGTAATGCAGAGGTTCCGGGATACGCTAAGTTTGAATTACTTAACGGATACGAGGATTATCCTGTAGTAATAACAAAACTATCAGAGGACAGCAAGCGTCTGTATGACACAACTACTGTTCCTTCAATTCTTCGAGGTATACAGAATCAAGTCAAGGTTGAGCGAGATTCCAGAGTTGACCGCAATAGCTTGGCTACACTGCCTCCGATCCTGCACCCAGTAGGTCAGGCTCCCAATGATTGGGGGCCAGGTCGAATGATACCGTATCGCCGTAAGGGGGACTTGGACTTCGCTCCTACACCTCCACCGCCTACTGGTTCTATTGAAATGGAAAATACTTTACTTACCTTATCGGACAAGTTAGTAGGACTGGATGAGGGTTCACAGATTAGTCAAATTAGACAGCAGTTCTTGGTGGACAAGTTCCTTAGCCATACTGCTGAAGTAATCAAGATGGCTTACAAGTGCTTCCAACGCTTTGGTCCTGACGAAGTATTCTTCCGTGTAACTGGTGTGCCGGATGCTCAAACATTCGACAAGGGTAACCCTGACGAGAACTTTGACATTATGGTTAACTTCGATGTTCAGAACAATGACCCAGAAACTGTTGAAAGAAAACTACAACAGTTCGTAGCGTTGAATCAACTGAATGCCAACAACCGCCTGAACGTAGATAGTCTCTTAGATGTCGCCGCAGCAAGCATTGATCCAGTAATGGCTGATGCTGTCCTACAACCAGTAGAAAGCGCACAACAACAAGTTGTTGAACAAGTTACTGATGACTTAGCTAAAATCTTTGCAGGTATCGAAATGCCAGCTAGACCTGCTGGAGCACAGATCGCACTCCAAGTAGTAGAACAATATGCACAACAACCCGACGTTGCACAAAGATTACAGACTGACCAAGCCTTTGCGGCTCGTTTGCAAAAATACATTGGTCAATACACATTCCAGATGCAACAGGCTCAGAACGCTCAAATTGGTAGGGTTGGAACAGCCCCTGCACAAATGGGTGAAATTGATACACAGAACATATAATGCCTGACAATCTTACACCTCAGGAGTTTGCACTCCAAAAGCAAAAAAATCAACAAAATGATTTAAGGAACTTGCTAATGGCTACACTTCTTGAAGCCAGAGGCGAAGGAGAGGAAGGAATGTTTGCGGTTGCTCGAAGCATTCATAATCGCAAAAATCTTATAGGAAGTGGTCAAGTTCCTACCTATACTTTTATGCCAAATAGCAAAAATAAAAAACCAAGCTATACTGATATTATTACGCATAAGGATCAATACAAGGTTTATGATGGCGAAAAGGAAGTGTTTAAAAGGCAAAAGTCCAAGATTACTCAAGAAGATGTAAACATAGGAGTAAGGGCATTAGAGATAGCACTTAATGATAAGCGTGCAAAGCAATACATCAAAGATAAAGGTCTTGACGCTAGAACGTATGATGCTGTAAATTTCCGAGGCAAGGATGCCAAATTTGATGCTTCTCAGCAAACAGAAAAGTTTGTTGTAGGAAATCACATTTTTAATTTATCAGGTAGTCCTTTTGCTGATAAGTATAAGAACAAGTAATGCAAATACAAGACGATATAAAGACGCTTCATAACTACGAGGCGTTCGCTCGATTTATTAAGATGGTTCACGAACTACGGGAGGAAACCATTGCTGAGTTGCACGAAGCAACCAGTGACAATATCCAACAAGTTTCTGGTCGTATAATTACGTATGACCAAATACTGCAGTTAGTCAACTGGTCAGAGCTTTCAAGGAAGCATTCTGACCGTATGTAACTACCTGTGTTATAATTCAAAAATCGCCATCGCTCGGCGTTAATGAGTGGAATAATTATGACAGAAGAAATAGCAACTGCTGACGCTGAAGCAGGTAAAATATCAGTGGAAAAATCAAATATATCCGTCACGGATTTCGCACAGCGACGAATTGGTGAGCTTACTCCTGGGACTGAACAGCCCCAAGAGCAGGAACCCCAAGAAGACCCTGAGCAGGAAACGGAAGAGGGAACTGAAGAAGCATCTGAAGAATCGGTAAATACCGAGGAAGTAGAAGCATCCGAGGAATCCTCAGAAGAATCCCAAGAATCCGAAGATGTTCTTTCACAGTTGGACTTGGACGATATGTCCGAGGAGGATTTGCGCGAACTAGCTGACAAGCTGGGTAGCCGTGCTGTAGCTCGATTCGGAGAATTGACTGCAAAACGAAAGGCTGCCGAAGAAAAACTTGTTCAACTTGAGGCACGACTCAAAGAAAAACCTAATCCATTGGAAACGAAAAAGGTCGAGAACAACCCATACGGGAATCTTGATACTGTCGAAAAGCTACAACAGAAAGCCGCCGAGGTTGACCAAGTAGTTGAATGGGCTGAGGATTTAATCTTTGAGAGTGACGGCTACGGAGCGGATGATGTAGTAACAGAAATTGAAGGTAAGGAGTGGACAAAGAAGGATGTTAGACAGTCTTTATTAAAGGCTCGTAAAGCACAGAAAACTTTTCTTCCTGACCAGCTTGCAAAGGTTCAGCTACGCGAGGAAGGCGAAGTGCTATCAAAGCAGTTCGATGCCCAAGCAAAGCAAGAACTATCTTGGCTAGAAGGTGAGGACAATGACTTACGTAAACAGTTTGAAGCTACAGTAGGAGACGAACGATTCAAGAAACTAAAAAGTGTTCTGAAACGTGAATCCCCGGACATCGCTGCGCAGTTGGATTACTGGTTCGCTCACGCTACAAATAGCATACACGGCCGTAAATTAGTAGAACCCAGTAAGAAAGCCCCTACGTTAAATCCTCCCAAGACAGGTAATCCAGCCTCTGCCCAATCCGAAAAAGGAATGGGAAGAACTGCCAAGGCTCTAAAAGAATTAGAAGCCAGGTTCAAACAAACGGGTAATGCTAGAGATTTTGCTGCTCTTCGTCGACTCAAAATGAGCACTAGCTC